TTGCGGAGATTGTGTTCGCGTCGAGTTTGAGATTGTCAACGCGCAGGTCAGTAACGGCAGAGTTCGTACCGATGGTTACGCCATCAATAGACCCACCATTAATGTCAGCAGTGGTGACAGAGCCAAGATTGCTAACAGTAGCTCCTGAAAAACTAACCGTGCCATTTGCTGTAAGGTTCGTGAAATCAGCCGCGCCGCGTGTGCCGCTGCCGATAGTAGCAGCATCAATCGTACCACCATCAATATCAGCGGTAGTCGCAGTCAAGCTTGTGGTTGTTACCGCACCGGCAGTTGTCCCGCCGATAGTTACGCCGTCAATCGTACCACCGTTGATATCTGCTGTATCAGCAACGAGGCTGTCGATATTGGCTGTGCCGTCAAGATAAAGGTCTTTGAACTGCTTGCTGCTTGAACCGAGGTCTACATCATCATCAGTTGTTGGCTCAATCACGCCGTCCTTGATGATGACTTGTTCAACAGGGCTGCTGCTTACCTCTACGTAGAATTCAATTTCGTTGTTGGTAGTATCAATGACAACCTTGTTGTTAGGTGCAGATTCACCTGCATCACCAATGAGGCCGATGACTGGACCTTCAGCAGTAGTTCCGTCGTGCTTGTGGCCTGTGGAGTTATTGAATGAGTCAACAAGTTGATTGAGTTCTGCATTGATTGGTGCAGCCCTGACGGTTGCGCCAGCCGTAATATCAGCCGAACTCTGCCTAGTGTAACCTGCCATTACCTCTTATCTCCTACGCCGAAAGTAATTACGAACCCCTGAATTGCGTGAGATGCCTGATCTGCATCAGTAACAAACCGGAGAGAAACAGACCGACCTGAGCCTGAAACGTACTTTCGGATTACTGGTGAAGGCGTTCCGTCATATTCAGCAGTACTGTCGAACAAGCTTTCGTTAAAAGTTGCGCCTGTTCCGGGGTCAGTAATCCTGAAGTTTGCCGGGTTGAATGTGTTGATGTCTTCGTAATCATACAGAAGCGAGAACGTGATATCTGCTGCTGCCACTGTATCCAGAAATACTGAAACTAGGTGAAGGTTCTTCCGAGTTTCTGTATCACCGAAGTCAATGAAGGGTGTCTGAAAAACAGAAACAATGTTTGTTCCGTTTTGCGTGTTTCCAGTGTCGTGGTCGTAGACTTTGCCGTTCTCATCGCCATGCACGATTGTCTCGGTCTTACCTATGTAACCACTGTCTGCTGCGGTCACACCAATCCCAAGAAGGGTGGAGAACTCCATTCCAATACCGCCTTGCGGCTGTTCTCGTAGTCCACCCAGTATCCCTGACTCTGAATCTTCATCGAAGAAATATCTGAACTGGGACTTGCCTCTAATGACTAGAGAAGTGAAGTTGTCCAGATCAAAGTTGTCGATGTTGTCCTTGATGGTGTTCTGAATACGCTTCGAGATAGTCTCAAGCTGAACGTCGCCGATCTTATCAGTACCAGCAATCGGACGAATGCCGTCAGGTCCGAGGAAGAGAAGATCACCAGCGACCTCAACTACGCTATCACCAGCTACACATCCGATGTCATCTGTTACAGGCTCAACAACAAAGTTACTGCTAGAGCTGCCTGTCAGCTTTTTGATATTGGTGCGTCCAAAGATGTATAACGCATCTCGGAATGGTTTGATCGCGTTGATCTCAAACCCTACGTTGATAGAGCCGCCACCGCTAGCAGTGGTAAAGTCTTCGTCATCATTGGATGCAGAGTAATAAAGAAGCGACTCTTCGCCATCATTACCTGCTAGGAACAATCTGTTCTTGAAAGCAGCCGCAAACTTAGGCTTGGCTGGGGCAGGGGATGTGCTGATCTCTGCGTAGCTAGCAGTGCCGCTGCTATTGATGTGATACTTAAAAGCGTAGTCTTCGCCATCACATCCAACAATCGTAGGGCCGGTCCAGCGATACTTTGCGAAGCGGACTTTCTTAACGGCAGAAGTAATGGGCCGTGCAACAGTATTGATAGTGTCCCAAGAGCTGGTGCTGTCGTTCCATTTGTAAAGAAAATCACCGCCGGTAGAAGGCCGTCTTGCGCCTACAATGCCAATCCCGTCCATTACGACAAGACCAAGAACATTGCCTGTGCCAGCCAGCGTACCGTAGTTATGGGTGAAGCCGTTGATCCGCTGATATCCACCAACAAGTGCTGGCTCGTAATTTATCAGACGAATAGCACTGCCGGGTGAATTCGTGGCCTGTGCAAGAACGTCCCGGTTAGTGTCCAGACCGCCTCTACACGACACCTTAAATGTCTGAAGCTGATCCGGCATTAGACGTTCACGATATAGCTGGTGTTCTTATTTACGACAGTAGATGTAACCTGAGATACAGGTTGCTGAAGCAGACGACGCATCATGTTTATGCCGTCTTCAAACTTCTTCTCGTGCATTGCTGCTGCCTGCTCATTCGAGCGGAAGCGCATGAGAAACACCATCGCACCTTCAATGATGATGTGCTTAAAGCGATCCGGTATAACCGGAGTGTCGGATGCATTGCTGAGATCAGAGGGAAACGACCAGTATTTATATTCGACCGTATACGCCTTATCGGGCGTTGGCGTCAGACCAAACTTATTCTGCTGCGTCTTATAGACATGCGTTGGTTCTGCATAATCGCCATCCTGCCTCTGATCGTCAGCAGAGCGATAATATCTTTGATACTGATCATGATCCATCTGACCAAGCGCACCACCACTTGTATTCAGAGAGGTGTCAGGCTTCGTGTAGAAACTTTCGTAGTCGATGACGGACAGATCAGCCGGGAAGTCATACTCCCGTGTACCTGCGGTTAGTACTTGTTCGTACACAGTGACAGTGAATGGCCACTGCTGCGCAGACTGTAAAATGTGCCTAATTGAATTGTTAACAGCGTCTTTTGCAAGACCCTGAATATTGCGTGTGGTGCTGAAGTCAGATTCAGCAATAGGCACTTCGTTAATACGACGAAGCACCTCGTTAGTCATAGAAAGGAATGTAGCCATCACGCACCTACAGAAATGGGAGAGGCAGCGTTAACTGCCCCTCCCGTCGAACGATTACTCGCCGAGGTTGTAGTTACACGTAACCAGAGCTTCTGGACGGAGAATCTTCGCGCCGTACATGTGCAGGCCGCGAACGATGTCTGCGAACGAGTCTGGATCACGGTATGTCTCGGTCTTGTTGATCTTCTGGGCAGTAGCCGCAGCAGAGTCATGACCAGCAACAATCACACCGTAGTTGGTTTCAGAACCAGTCGCGAGAACAGTACCCGGACCAGTACCAACCGAAGGCAGGTTGTTGGAGACGTAGACGCGATAACCACGCAGCATGCCGGTCATACGACCGTTACGCAGCATGTCACCAGCGTCCTGACCACCAGCGAAGTCGTTGTTGATCAGCTTAGAACCGGAGTCCATCAGCTTCTCGACAAAGATCGGGTCAACAACAATCCAGCGGCCATCAGCCGGGACGTTGCCCTGATCCTGAATACGCTTCATGCGATTCAGAACCTCAAGCGGGTCAGTCTTACCAGATGTGCCACCACCAGTTACGAGCGGAACAGCCGTAACTTCCGAAGCAACGCCAAGGTCCGAACCACCAAAGTCGGTGATGTCGAGCTTGTTAGCTGCAAGAAGTTCGTCTGAACCTGCGCTGGAGTTGGCTTTCGTACCACGAACAGTGGTGTTACGAGCGTCAGAACCGTCGAAGCCACACAGGTACTGAAGTACATCAGTGTCGTAGCTGTCGCGGATCTTGTACGCCGCACGGTCAGTTGCCAGCTCCATGAAGTTCACATGGGTGATGGCATCTTCCAGATCATCGAGCTTGAACGAGAAGTAGTTCGCCATGTCGATGATCATCGTGAAATCGGCATCAGTCAGAGCTTGCTGAGAGATGTCAGTACCACGAGTGTAGGCGTTGACAGTGATGTCCGGCTCTTTGATGATCCGGACGGAGTCGCCAATGTTGGCGATTTCACCGAAGTAATCATTGTTAGTGATGTCTTCGATGACCGAGGTCTTACGGAACGCTACCTGCGCTTTCTTGCTGAAGATGATCGGCGAGAAATTGCCGTTGGTAAACTGTCCAGAAAGACCGGAAGTGGTTGCGGAGATTTTAGTACCTGCAGCCATTTTTCCCTCCTAAGTCTTAGAGAAAGTTACACGAAAGGGCAGCACCACCACGGTACTGTCCTGCAAGAAATCCCCAGTGCGTTCAGAGGTCTTAGCGTTGTCAGGTGTCCTTTGGCCGAGGGGCTGACTGCTTCGAGTATTCTGAATGAATGCGGTTTCTTATACGATTTCCGGAAATGCGTAGCCGCGAATGCGGGGGCATCAGGGGGGCGGGTTGATGAACGTAGACCGCCCCCTTAATTATCCATAGTTATATACTATGAATGCTTAATTGTCAATAGTGTATATGCACTATCGACCTGAAACGTCGAAGATGAATCTGCCTTCTTCCATTGCGGCAGTAATTTCGTCTTGCATCTTTTCGTACTGACGATCTGACATAGCAGCGACCTCTGATTCTAAGATCGTGCCTTTATCTTTCGGCATCTGTACGTTAGAGCGAACAGATACGTCCATCGCAGCTTCCCGATCTGCATTAGAAGGCCGACCTCTTTTCTTACCTGCTTTGGTAAGACCCATGTCAGCCTTGTAAAGATCGATTGCACGAGCTGCTGCCCTAGCGTCAGCTTCATTCTCGTACAACGCTTGTTGCACCCACTTAGGCTGCTCTTCAGCCCAGTCGTGGAACGCATCGTCGTCTCGAATTTGTTCGAAGTCAGGATGAATGCTCAGAAGCTCTGCCTCTGCTTTATCGCGAGTTGCAGCACTTTGCATCTCGTCAATTTGCTTCATCCGCTCTTCGAGATGAGATTGCTGTTCTTTTGCCTTCTTCGAAGCAATCGTCTCAACAATCGCAGCTACGTCAGGATATTCTTTTGCCCAAGCATCGATCTCTTCTTCCGACTTTGGAAGTTTGATCTGCTCTTGAGCTGTCTGCGCAAGTTGCGCTTTGATATCCGCTAGCTCTTTTTCAAACTCTGCCTTCTGCTTCTGCGCATGGCGACGAAGATCGCCGTAACGCTTCTTGAAGGTCTTCTCTTCAGCAGACAGGTTCGCATCATGTTCAGCGATTTCCTGTTCTTTAGCTTCAGCCTCTGCCTGCTCTTCTCCGGCGACTTGCGCTTCCAGTTCTTCCAGTTCACGCTCTTCGTCTTCGATGGTCTTGGTGTTCCGGTACATCATGGGACGTACCTTGGTCTTCTGTTCTTGCTTGATGGCGATCTCTGCCATGTCTTACTCCGTAATTGGGGCTACCGTAGCCTGTGCAGGGGGATAGGTTGCCAATTATGAGGACTATTATCTTGAAGCTAGTCCTCTACGCTTCTTAACCAGTGAGCCTTTGTTAAAGCTAGGTCCAATGTTGTCGTAGTAACCTCCACCGCTGCCAAAGCTGCTGCTGTAGCTGCTGCTAGCGTTATTACTACTCGATCCAAGACCCGGACGTTCATTGAATGCATCTACAGGTGCGCCAGA